TTTGTTGCAATTCTTGTATTGAATCTACATGTTCTTTATCTAATTTTCTTGTCATACAAAACCTTTTCTTATTATATTAAGAATTTATTTTATATATTCAAAGAATTTATGTTACACCATAAACTCTTAAAGCATCTACTTCCCAAGTACCATTGAGAACTGTAGTTGTGGTAATTTCTATAGTTGCACCTCCGGTTATAGCTTCACTGTACTTTAAAGTGCGGCCTTTTTCTTGTTGGTCAGTGGCACCAGTAGCATCACCTTCATCGGTATGGGTTCGTTTAGTTACACCCCCAACTACTATATTAAAGGTAACATTAGAGTTAGCATTAGCAAAACCTCTAAATCCACATTCAGATTCTATAATAATTCTACTATAAGTGTTTGATGGTAGTGTATATGTTTTAACTGTAGTTGCAGTTGTTCCAGTATCTTCAACCTCATCTCTGTACAGAGATATTACTGTTCCTGAAGGCATATTTGTAATAATGGCTTTTGCTCCGGTTACCGCGGTGCCATTACCTTGAAATGATCCGGTGAAAGATCCAGACAAACTGACATTAGTGAAGGGTTGTGTAACGGTGACTGATCCAGTAACGCTTCCATTACCCTTTACATCCAAACCATTTTCTATTATAAGTCTTTCTAAAGGCATATTATATCATTCCGTAAACTCTTAAACTATCTACTTCCCAAGTTCCGTTGGCAGTACCGGTTGTGGTTACTGTTATGGTTGCACCTCCAGTTATGGCTTCGCTGTATTTTAGTGATCGACCTGATTCAAACTGGTCACCGGCTCCGGTAGCATCAAACTCTAGACTATGAGTTCGTTTTGTAACACCTCCAACCACAATGTTAAACGTAACAATACCATTGGTGTTGATATTTGATCTAAAACCACACTCTGTTTCTATCAAAATACTGCTGTATGTGTTTGCAGCTAAAGTATAAGATTTAACGGTTGTGTTAGTTGTTCCTGATTGAGTTGTCTCGTTTGCATCTATCAATATCATTGTACCTGCAGGTGGTGAAGCAGTTGTTGTTAACCCTGTCAATCCTGTTCCGTCTCCTTGAAATGATCCTGAAAATGATCCTGAAAATATTCCTTGTAAACCTTGGGTAGTGGTGAGTGATCCGGTAATCGTTACGTTACCTTCAGAATTAAATCCATTTTCTATTGTTAATATACCTGACATATAATATAAATATGTTAATGCCCAAATCTAGCTTTTGTAGCAGTATAGTTCTTTAATACTTCTTCTGCTGTTAGCGCTCTTGTGTAAATATGTGCTGCTCCTATCTGACATTGGTTATAAAATCCAGCCCAATCTAAAGCAGATCCAAATGATAACCCTAGTGTTGTGCTAGTGCCTAATGCTGTGATTGCGGTTGTTGCAATTGCATTTTGTACACCATTCACATATATTACTTGCCTATTATTTACAGCATCATATATTCCAGTAATGTAAAAGAAAGTTTCAACATTTCCTGAATTTAGGAATGCTGTTGAGCTTAGAGTACCACCAGTTCCAGCTGGATCTTGAGCTGCAACCCTCCACTTCATTTGTATAGAAGTATTATCTTGCTCTATACCAATTCTAGTAAATGTATCTGAAGAGGTTTCTTCGTAAAACATACGTTTATCAACACCTGCTGATATGGATAAGGGTTTCCACCATAAGTTTATTGTTACTTGATTCTTACCGGCTAATGTAGCACCGGAATCGATAGTGATTGTTTGATCTGTTCCATTAAAGTCAAAACTCTGACTTGCAGGAATGTAGCTGGCGGTTATTGAGCCATGCCAATTGTTACCCGACATATCACGCCACGTTGTAGGTGTGGTGTTTTCTGGCTCGTAGTATGAATTTGGTGATGCGGCATCAAAGTAAAGATGCAAACCATTTGTTACTATGTCTGGCCCTCGCCATCCGTATGAATACGCCATAACTTATATTGACCTTATAATTGTTTTCATTGTCCAACCACCAGTAGTAGCACTTCCTGTTAATGCAAAATTACCACCAACTCTAAATACACCAAATGACAATCCTGCAGTAGTACCAAACGCTGTTGTAGTTGTCTCTGAATAGTTTACTGCTGATCCTGACCATACTGCCATTACTTGACCTGCTCTTGCATTTGAACCAGATCGAATTACATACTCAAACCAAGCTCCATCATATGATGCTGTCGGAATAGAGTATACTGTGAACTGACCAGATGCTGTTACAATTGTTTCTTGGGTTGTAAGTAACCCTTGATATCCAGGTTTACCAAAATGTATTTTGTTTTCTGAAGTAACTTCCAGTATTGGATTACCTGCTTGATTGTTTACGCTAAATAATGATCCAGAGAATGTATCATATACAGAGAACAACTCACCACTACCACCTTGCACTTTTAGTAAAGGTACTACTGCTGATCCAGAATTGTATATTGTCAAACTTCCAGTAATAACTGCTGAACCTGAGAATGGGAATGCTGCTCCTCCAGGACCACCGCCTCCATTTAATGCATATGATGCTGTAAGAGCGTAGGATGATGATAGTACCGAATTGGCGCCATATGGTCCAAATACCCCCGATGCTGTTACAAACGATGCAGTGTTTGATGTGGTTGCTGTATCTGCATTTCCAAAGACAGTACCATTAAATTGAGCTAGCTCCCAATTTAGTATTCCAGCACCGGTGGAATCATATAGTCTTCTAGCATCCCAATCGATTGAAACTACTGAATTAATATCATGTCCACTTCTTAATGCCCAATCGACTGACAGTTGCGCAGATGTATCTAATAAGTTTCGGCTCTCCCAGTTTATAGAATCTATCGCAGTTGAATCAGCAGCAACTGTACTACCCCAGTTTACCGTAGTAACCCCACTGCTATTTTTTAATTCACGGCCGTTCCAGTCGACACTAGTACTAGCTAAGGTGTCGTATAATAATCTGTTTTGTACACTTACCGAGTCAGTTCCCCCATACTTTAATAAACCGTTAATTGTGTCAATATATCCACCAGACCCAGATACCAATAAAGAGCCGGTTATTACTTGTGCGCCGCTAATAGCTCTAGTACCATTTGCTAAGACATATTGTGGGTGATCATCGGAATTTAATCCTAACAAGTTAGCATGCACTGATGATGCATTTACTCCAGCAGACCTAAATCCAATGGTAGGTCGTATGTCTTGTATTTGCACTATGTTAGCAGAACCAGATTGAACGTATACCGAAGCTAACGCAGCAACTCCATCTGAAAAATACGTTGGAGGTGATGGTAGTCCAGCATCTTCTGTTTCAACTAATGATGCGTATTGATTTTGTCCTACTACCAAGAAGTACTCTTCGTCAGGGCCTTTTCCTACTGTGTAAAGAGTGTGCTTTGTATAATACGAAGCGGACATTGCAACTAAAGCGCTACCTGAGTTGTACGTGTTATTTGGTACCAAAGTCTGCGATGACTTGTTCCATCCAAATGCACCAGATCCTGATTCATAGTATCTTGTAAACGTGATTGCACTTCCTCCCGTTGGATTGTATTCATTCTCACCAAAATAATATAAACCAGCAGTAACATCTAGTTGGCGCGGAGTTACGTCTTCGGAAACAATACTACCTTCTGCAAATACCGGACCTAATGCGTTTCTGTTAAACTTGGATAATGCATTAGCCATATGTGATGCAAAGTATGGACTATTGTCTATAAGCTCAACTCCCGTATCGTTTGTTACTACGCGACCTAGTATAATATTGTGTACACTATCTGGTTGGGATACCGCTGCTGATAAGGTGGCAGTTTCGTCGATGTATAGGTAATTATCTGTGTTTGGGGATAGAGTTATGTTACTATTATTCCAATCTATTCTTTGATAAACACTGGTTCCTGTGTTATTTAAGTAGCCATAGCCGGTGGCTGTTGTGACAGTTAAGCTGCTTGATACTGTTATGTTACCTCCGGACATTACACCCATCGGACTACCTTCAAATATCAATGTAGAAGCATCGGTATGAGTACCATCTGCAAACGTTACTGCTAAATTTCTTGTAATATCTAGTTCACCGTCATTTTCGTCTAGAAATGTCCAAAAGAAGTTTGAACTTGCATTGCTAATCTTACTATGATCAGCAGTACCTTGGAAACGACCGGATGCACTTGGATGTAGTATCTCAAAATCGTAATTCACTGAATCGTGGATCATAGATCCTACTATGTTAAAGCTTGATGAGTTTGTAGTATTTGGAATATATACTGCAGACCCCCAGCCTGGCATATCCATTCCTAAACCTTGCAAGTCAGCACCATTTTCTAGGCGAATAGCTACGGATGTTGCATCACTTTCTCCAATTAAGCCAGCAGCATATAGGTCAAACTCTGCTACACCCCCTACACCATAGTTTGCGATCAAACCAGTTGCGCCTACTGGGAATTGATAGTAGTTTTCTAAACTTGCTAATGCTTGATATCCATTTGATGAGCTTACAAAACTACCGGTCGAATATAAACCATTATAATCTAGGTACTCGCCATAGAATTTAGTGTCTTGTGTTCTAGAGATAACCGTAAGACAAGTGTCACAATCATAAAAAGATACCTTATGAGCTTGTGCATAGTCACCAACGTCGTCTACGTATAGTGCAGAGTATCCTGCAGGTGCATTTGTTAGGGATAGGAATGATACTTCATTGTTAATACCCATCTTAATTAAATGCTGATTAGATGAGCTTGGGAATATTTGTGTAGTTTGAATACTACTACCAACAATACTCACATAAGGCTTTCCAGTTAAGTCAATCTCTTTTTCTGTATATCGACCTGGACCTACTTCAATTACATATCTGTTAGCATCTGATGAATCTGTGATATATGCAACTGATGCACTAATGCTAGTAAAGTCAGCTCCTTTTGTTCCTACTGTGATTCGTCTAGGATCTTGTCCAACTTCATATAGAGATGAACTAAGTGATATTTGTGTCTTTAAAAAGTTGTCAGTACCTTGTACTTTACCGGTAGATCCTGTATGTTCAATTGCAACATCTGTTGTACAGTTTTCAAAGTTAAGTGCAATTGCATCAATAGAAGGACCGGATCCAGTCTGTGGTGCCCATATACCTTTATCCCATCTTTGAAAGTTAACTCCAGTCAAACGAAGGTTACCTCCGTTATATACTTTGAAACCGGTACCAATTGCTGAACCTGCTGCTCTGGTTAGCAAACATCCGTTAACAATGAATGCACAACTAGGTGCGTCAGCTAATGCAAATATTTGATTGTTATCAGATCCTGCAACACCTCCATTAGTAGAAGTTACGTTTCGTAACTGCATTCTACCAATACCAGCACTACCAGTTCTTGTTACGTGGAAACCTACATCGAAAGACTTGTTACCTTCGGTAAACCCTCCATACTTAACATTGGAACACTGCAAGATGCAGTTGCCACTACTTCCAGTACCAACAACCTTAGCATTAGTGTAGTTTGTACCAAATCTCACATTTTCAACATATGCAATTGCATTTGTCTGTGGTGTTGTTGGCGATGAGTATATAATAGCAGATGCACTTGGTGCAGTTGATCCTTGTATCTGCATATCGATGACCATTGATTGGTCACTCATCACAAAGATGCTTGAACTTGGATTTGATGCCGATACAACTGTTGATATTGAACTATCTCCTTTAACGGCAACATAGGATGGTACTACCATCTGACTCTCTATATACACTCCAGGAGACACCCTTACTGTATAAGTATTAGTTGCCGTTGCATTTGTAATACTATCCACAGCTGTTTTAATGCTATTGTAGTTTACATTGCTGCCGGGTTGCCCGACCGTGACTAAATTGTCAATAAAAGATGGAACAGCTAGATAGGATGCTGTCGCAGCATAAGATGCTGATTGTGCTGTTATATCAAATCCGCCTATTTTAGTTATATTACTCATATTTCATACCAGTCATTAGATGGTCTAAATTTCATTATCCAATTGCTTGGGTTTGTTGTTGAATTGTAAAATGCATGTCCTACTATTCGCACAATACCTGATGTTGGTTTATCTGTTGACATTGCCCCATTAGATCCGGATATGTAGATTGGAACTCCATAAAAATTTGTTCCGGTAACTAGCGGTGAATTTGCGACAGATGCTGTTGTGAATCCAATGTTACCTTCTGTAAGTATTGTCTCTTTACTAGGGTCATTCTCTAAACAAATACCTAGCATGTAACTAGATGATGCAGATGTTTGATTTGTTTTATACCAAAAACCGTCACTGTTTAAGTATACTAAATTACCTATAGAAACTCCGGCATCTACAAGATTGTCCGCACCTATCTGTTCTCCACTGAAATTCTGTGTGATTGGAGTCGCTGGAGTTGCATCACTAAATGCATCCAATGTAGGTATTGGTAATGTGGTTATTTGTGGATAGTAATTTATAATATTGTAACTATTATTTAAACCATCCCACGATATCGCCCCTCCTCCGTTTTGATCAATGAGGGCACGGCTTTGCCATTCTATAGATGGCGTTCCGGCGGTATCAGTTACATTTCTACTATTCCAATCCAAACTTAGTGTACCACTTTCATCATACGCTTGTCGGACGCCCCAATCTACTGCAGTAACTTCAAGCCCATCACTTAATGCCCGGGCATTCCAATTAATTGATGATGATGTTGATGCATCAAAGTGTCTACGACTATCCCAATTGGTTGCGAGAATTCCAGTTGCATCTATATTATATCTATTTTGCCAATTTATAGATTGAGTTGTCGATGTGTCGTAAAGCTCGCCGAGATTCCAATCTAGTTTTGTTGTGGTCCGTATTAATCGATAGTTTGCCCAATCGACTACAGTTGCAGCTGCTTTTTTAAGCGTTAGATTTTCCCAATCTACTGTAGTGCCTTGTGCTACATTCACTAATGCTCTATCGCTCCAGTTTATAGAACTAGATGTTGCACTATCAATAAGACGTAGATTTTGCCAATCTGCTGTCATGGTGCCGGCACTGTTAGATAATCGTCTGCTACTCCAGTTTATAGAACCAGATGTTGAGGCATCTCTAAGTATTAAGTTTCGCCAATCAACTACAGGAGTACTGGATGGATCGTTTAATGTTCGAGTTGACCAGTCGACACTAATATTTCCAGGACCAGCACCTCGCAGTATATATGTGTTTGTGTTTAAAACATTGACATTGTTTGAATCTAAAACAGATAATGAACCGGTGATATCCACTGATCCGGAAACTATTGCAGATCCGGTGTATGGAAAGGTTGGAGGAGCATATGATGCTGTTAAGGCAAATGATGATGATAATGCTTGTGTAGCATATGAAGCTGTTCCAAGTAAACTTCCGGTAAATGAAGTTGCTGTTAGTGAACCTGTTAATCCATATGAACCTGTTAATTGTTTTGTGTTTTCCCAAATTTGAGAACCACTATTCCATACTAATAAATCTCCAGTAGATGCACTAGTAATTAAAACATCATGTAATTCCCCAATTTCATATCCATTTTGGATATCAATGTATATAATACCGTTAGTAGCTTGAGTAATGGTTTTACCTAACCGTACTTCATGTAATGGGGATGATGGTGGTGTATCTGTATATTGACCACTCGATGACAAATATAAAGAAGTACCGGGAGGGAATGCATTTGTGTTTACATCTCGAATCAATCCGTTAGTAACAGCATATCCGGTTTGGCTACTGTTGATATCTTGAGCTATAATACCTATGGTAGTTGCACTTGATGAATCATCAGTCCAAGATGCTGTTGCAAAAGTTGGTCTGTTACCAGATTCTCCACTAATATAAACAACTGAACCTTTTGTTAAAGTGAATGAATTAACATTTCGTCCTCGTATTACACTTTGATGGCCTATTTCTAGTTCAAAATTATTTACGTCTGTATCTAATTGGAGTGTTTTTGTATCATCTGTCCAATGTAAACGACCTGTGTTAAATGCTGGTTCTGCAGGTAACACTGTAAAATCAATGTAATCTACAGTTGAAATATATGATTGTGTTACGAGTATAGATCCGGTGATCACAAGAGAACCAGTGATTGTAGCACTACCGGTATACGGAAAATCAGATACTCCAGGTCCTCCAGAACCAGTATCTACTGTAATTGGAAAGGTAGATCCATCTCCTTTTGTAAACGTTATTGTGTTTAAGGATACAGATGCAGTCGTTAATAATGATCCGGTGTTTGTTGATCCACCTCCCCCATTTAACGCAAACGACGCTGTTACTGCGTAACTTGATGAGATAGAATTAACTATATCACCATTTGGCATTTTGTATCTAGTAATTTTATCTACCTGATCATAGAAGTAAGATGCTGTTGGCACACTGCTCCAATCAGCAGAGCCGCTGGTGCGGTATGAGTAGTTTACTCCTGCTGCTTGTGATGATCCGGTTAATATTGTTAGTGCCATTTTTGCTCTATCTATTTATTTTTAATCATTGCTACAAATGCATCCCATATATCTTTTTCTTCATCTGTTAATTCCGAATAAATTACTTCTATTTGGGTTTCTGGCATAAAGTTAGTGCCATATTGCGCCAATGCTCGTACAAATGGCGCTGTGGTTTCCTGTAATACTATTTGTTGTAATGGTTCCATATATTATATAATTATATTTCCAAAGTTATCTTGGGTGTTAATCATGCCTTGTGTTATGTTTGCGTTTACTGCAATGTTTGCCCCTTTAAATGAGCAATTTGCAAATTTTTGTGTTATAACACTACTAGCATTTAGACAATTTGCAGATGTGTTTGTAACTGTTAAATTTGAATTTACTATAATAGAGGTTGGCGCGCCTATTGCAGCATGGCCAGCTGCGTTGTTGTATTGTGAAATACAAGACATTCCAGCAGCATATCCTTCCCACACAAATGCAGTAGCTGCCGTTGATAACGCAGTTGAATTGTATATTGCTAAATCAGCTGCACCGGTGCCGAATCTATAAATACGTATACCATTATTTGCTGTAGAGAATCCAAAACAATTATATCCTCTACATGGCTCATTTTCAAACTGTATTCCGTATCCCGCGGTTGAATAGCCAAAACACCCATATAGATTCGAATACAATGCATAGATACCAGCTGCTGCAGACGAATATCCTTTACAATTATTTAATACCCCCGCAATTGTTTGTATGCCATATGATCCGGCGGATATACCTATTGTGTTAGAAACTACGTTGTCATTAACATATAAGCCTATGCTTGTTCCCGATATACAAATACAATTATCTACTCGTACATTTCCAACATATCCATATGCTGAAGTTGAATATGCGTATGAATTTCTAAGCTTTCCGGTACCGGAACTTGCCCATGATATACAATTACCGCTATTTGAAAATCCGGTGAAATTTATTATTTCAACATTTGAATTTGCAAAGTTACTTATACAAGTACCAGATGATGTGTTTTTAAATACACATCCAGTAAATATTAACGTTCCGTCTGTATTAGTTGCTAAATATAAGTTAGTTGAGGTTCCTGTACATGTTATGTTTAAATTTAAGATAGTAGCAGTTGTTGTTACTGAGTTTGCTAGTGTGAATGCTTGACTACTGCCTGTGGTAAATGTATATGTATGCCCATTACCATTAATATTAACGCCATTCTTTAGTGTAATAGTAACATTTGTAGTCTCAGTTACATCAGCAAACATTTCAACCGTTTGACCGGAAGTCGCGGCCGCTATTGATGCAGAGAATGTGTTATAATATGTGTATACTCCACTTGAATTTGCTATACCAAATGGACCTCCAGATGGTATAACAGATGAACCTGTTAAAAATCCTAAATTTGTTAATGCGTCTGCTATTCCTTGGGATGAGGTAACTGGTGATTGAGTGTACAGCTTTACTATGTGTCCTGCTTCGTTGCGGAAATGTGCTGACGCTGTTCCTGCTGCTACATCAGCTGAATATAATTGAAATGCGTTTGTAATATTTGTCGATGGTACCGATGGATGATTCATAACTACCATGGTATTACCACCGGTACCCATATATGTGTCTATACCGTATAGCCCGGTGCCATTAGATAGCATATACGCTTGTTGACCCAATAATCCTAATGAACCACTCGATCTTGTAACAATAGATGGACTTTGTGAATTAAAATAATTCATTAACACATTATCGATAGCAATATTATTACCGGATAAGGTTTTTCCTAAATGTATAGAATAACTTCCACCATAAGAACTAGCACCCCCATCATGTCCAATTCGAATTGTATATGCACCATTAACTCGTGTTTGCGACCCTACTATTATTCCGTAATTTTCAGCAGCTATATTATTACCCCATCCTACAATAACACCCATTCCGGTAGTTGCAGATGTAGTTGAACTTCCACCAACTATTGTATTGTAACTCGTACCTGTATTAAATGCTGAGTTATGTCCAATAGCAATACCACTTTGTCCTGCTGTTTGGTATCGTATTAGCGCATCTGACGTTCCGGCTAAATATATTGAAGCAGAATTATTATTTGTTGTAGATGGTAAATAGATATCTTTATTTCCACGAATGCTAAAAATATCATCAGACCCTATTTTAACATTAAATGCAATATCTGATGCTGCAGAACCTGGGGCTCGTGTTGATAAACTACCTGTTACTCCTAAACTCCCAGTTATTAAAGCTGAACCTGTATAAGGAAAAGTTGGAGGAGCAAATGAAGCCGATGTTGCAAATGACGCACTAGTTGCAAATGAGCTAGATACTGCATTTAATATATAACTTGCAGTAACAGCATTTTGTGCCCAACTTGCTGTGCCAAATAAACTTCCAGTTATAGATGGTAAGTTTGCAGACCCAGTAACTTCCAAACTACCACTTACGATTGTTCGTCCAATTAAGGTTTGTATGTCAATAGTCGCATCACCAAACTGATTGGATCCACTTGAATATATTACAGATGCAGATTCATATGTTACGTTTAAATATGCAATAGATGCAGTACCGTTTATATCAACGTTGCCGTTTATGGTTTGAGTGCCATTAAACGTGTTAGATCCGGTAGTTGCAAGTGTACCTGATACAGCTGTAAATACTGGATCTGTTTCATTATAATTTTCTGCCCAACTCGCAGTTCCAAATAACGATCCCGTTATGCCTCCAACTACATTTAATGAACCAGTTACTTCAACATTATTAACAAAAGCAACTTTATCCGAATAAACTAGTAATCCGTTTTCAGCTCCAAATCCATTTACCTGCAATCCTATACTTTGAGTTGATTCGTTATGAAATACAAATCTACCATCATTCCAACCGAAATATGCCATTATGGCACTTGAAGTTGAGAATGTATCGTTATAGAATTTTTCTAGCCATGGATTATCATCATTTGTGTGTATTTCTGCTAGGGTGTTTATAGGATATACTCCGGAAGTAGTTCCTGTATAAATTAATCTACCGTTACTTCCTGTTATTGTTTGTGTACCAATAAAAATATTTGAACCGGTCGTAGCAAATGATCCGGATTTTGCAACAAAGATAGGATCTGTTTCATTATAATAAGATGCTGTTGTAGCAAATGAACTACTAACAGCCTGTAGTATGTAGCTTGCCGTCTGAGCAGTTTGTACATAAGATGCTGTCGCAGCAAAACTAGAACTTAACACAGACATTGAGCTAGTTTGTGAGTTTAACACATAGCTACTAGTTGCTGCGGTTAGTGAATCTACTTGTTGTTGTATTGAAGAAGTAAATTGAGTAAATGATGATGTAGTTACAAATGACCCAGATACTGATACAAATACCGGATCTGTTTCGTTGTAATATGATGCTGTTGTGGCAAATGAACTAGATACGGCGTTTAATACATAACTAGCAGTTTGAGCTGTTACAACATATGAAGCAGTTGATGCATATGAAGCGCTTAATGCTTGGGTTGCATAAGATGCAGTACCAGTAAATGTGCCAGCAAAAGACCCAGTGAAGGACCCGGTTGTGTATGATGCCGTAAATGCATTAAATGAACTCGTAGTAACAAAAGATCCAGTATTAACAGAAGTTCCGGCATTAGAAACATATGATGCGGTAATCGCATAACTTGATGAAATATTATATAATGATCCTGTCTGTAATTGTCCGGGCCTAAACTGTCTTGCCATTACTGCCATCTCCCGTTTATAATTATCACGTCACTAGGATCTATGGTGTATCCTAATGTGGCAGTATCGAATATAATAGTCTGTATTGCTATGTCTGATGGTGTCCACGTATACACTGCTTTATCAATGTATTGACCATTGATATACAAATCAAATTCATTTTTTGTAGCTACAGATAAATTAGATGGATTAATTGCTGCATACGCATTTACCGTAACGGTTGTTGCTGATGAATATGTAGCTGTTTTATCTTGCATCGATAATATGTATTGCAGTGTTGCAGTATCTATTGTAGTAGTAGAACCTCCGCCGGAAACTTGTATAGTACCGCCGCTGAATATTTGTTGTGATACTTGCATTAATGCAATCGGTATGGTGGTAGATGCAAATATATTATTATCTAGATCTAAAACTGCGTCATATTTTATTTTTTTAACAGAATACATTTTCCTGATAGTGGATATACGAGCTTCTTGTTCTGACAGCAATGTTCCCATAACCGTTAGTGGCATTGTTGCCCTAACTAATCGATCTTCACCAATTGTATTAACCGTTTCAAAACTAACTTGTCCAATATTTGTAGCAAATTTGTTTCCCTCATTTCCCCATAAAAATCTACCATATGGTAATATTTGATCAACAAGATCATTTAATTGCGAAGTAAAATCACACCACAGCATCATTTCATAATCAACTGTAACATATTTTGGCATATCGATTATATACACTGTTTCTGAATTAACGGGTTGGGTATTTGGTATTGGAAAATATTCATCTTCATACCGGTTACGTGAATTATACTTATTTTTATATATAAATTGGTTTCCGTGGTATTGCCGATTAACATCTAAAGTACGTAAATTATCACGTTCTGCTGCGCCGTTTCTTTTTAACATTATTAATGGAGATTGTAACTTACCTTTTTCATCACGAAGATATCCCAATCTACGTACATTATCCCATTTTTCTCCGTTGGCATAAATAGCAGGAACTGATACTAATTCTCCATTTGCAGTTACTTGCGGTTGTATTTCATTGTCTATATACCATTTAATTGCAAAGTCAATATCATACAAAGTTCTTTGCGGACTTTTTATAATATCATCGTCTCTACGTACTTGTTGTGCTCGATTTAATAACAGATCATCAGTTAATCCTTCCGTTTTTTTCGGATTAGGAACATTGGTTTTTCTGTCAATATTTTGCTTATTAAATCTAGGCATTATTTAGTTCCGGTATATGAAAAATTATTATCGCCTCCACGACGTAAGTTTTTAATGTTAAATGTAGTTTGACGCGTTACATGGGCATCACATATCACAGATACACTATAACCATGTTGATCACCATTTGGCCAGGTGTCTGGATTTTTTCCTACAAAGTATTGACTTTTTGTTACACCATCAATTTCATAGTATTCATTATCCCAAAGTATAATATCACCTGTTTCTGGATAAAATCCGGCTTTTTCTAGTATGTCTCTAGTGATATTGAATTTAGCAGACCTGGTATATGTATGTCCGTAATCATCCATTTGATGTGCTTTCTCTACATCTTTAGCTACTAAACATGGAATTAATATTGAATCATAATAAAATTTTGAATCAGATTCACCATATATATTAGATTCAATCTTATCTACAATCATTTTAAAAAATTCAATTTCAGTATCAACTACCGAATTGATTAGTTCGTGATTAATTGATGCAATAAATTTAGCATCTCGAATTCCACCAAATAATGCCATATTATTACTCCTATCCTACGTAAATTTTTAATGGTACCTTGCCTAAAATTTCATTCATTTGAGTAGCTTCGGCATTTTGACGTGTTAACATTTGTTCTCGCGTCATTTTATCTAAAAATTCTCGTAACTGGGTAATCAATGATTCTTTTTCTGATTGTCCTTGAGACACTAACTCAGATCCGTTAAGTGTTACTTCTGCATTTGGAATCGGAACTGATGAATATTTATTACGGACGTATCCTAACATTTCCTTGACAAGAGCAAGACCGTATCTAAATATCCAAGAACGGGCCATATCATTAAGATTGCCGTACTTTTGAAATGTATATGGTATATTAGACGAATCGCTTACAACACCTGTTAGAAGTGCGGAATTACCAAATAATATAGCATTCTTTTGTTTTTCTTCTTGAAATATAAAATCTACCCATACTTTATTATAATAGATAGATGATGCAGGTACTGAACCAGACGGATATGATGGAACAGGCCAAAATTTAATATCATCTCCATGTATTTCAAAAGTAAAATGAGATTTTCTAACCATATCATTGAATTCAATAGCTTGTAATCTCAGTAAGTCTGCGTGTATAGGCATCATCATAAATGATACTGATGGTGAAAATCCACCAAAATCAAATGCATCTAACAATTGCTGTGAACCTAATCCGGTGCCGACAAATGGATCAAAATATCGAACAATTGCTGGAGGTGGATTATGTAATACTCGTTTTATTTCAACTGAACTGGTATTTGTTAAAACAATTCCTAAAGATTCTGAAACAGCTTGTCTGATACTATACGTTTGCTGTCCTGGAATAATATTAATAGCCATTCGTCGCCATTCAATATCACCCCCGCTATCTGCTTCATCGCCATATGTTTTAGATATCTTAGTAACATAACCTAATGTTTTTCCAATATTTACATCAGTCAATGTTCCCGTAGTTAAATAGTTTGATGCAGTTTGTACGCCCAATGTATTAATTAAATTGTTAACAATATTAATTTGATTAACTTGATTAGAATATTCAATTACTGCTGATTCAAACGCAGTAAAAAAGTTTATAGGTTCTAACTCAACATCCATAATAGGATATCCTAGCGTATTTGCTGCAAATTTTGCAAATTTTACTGCGTGAGCTTGAAATAAAGAATCAGAATCAAAAAATCCAAATGGTGTAGATGACCCAGAAACAAATGTAGCTGAACCTTGCCATATCGGTCTATTAACACTGTAATCCATGATACTGTTCCTTTATTAATAAATATCAGTATTTTTCATTTAGAAGATTTAAAATTTCCTCTAATGCTTGGTGTCGATGATTATCTGTTAAAATAATTTCATTGACATATTTTGATGGTTTTAATTTAGGAACTTCATGCACTGCAGAGTCATTATTAAATTTTAAATCGATTTGATAACGATCGCCAGTTAATATCATAATGCTTTCTTTTCCTAGTCTAGATAAAACCATTTGTAATTGTTGTTTTGTTAAATTTTGAAATTCATCTACAATGCAAATTGCATGATCAAAAGTACGGCCGCGAAAGTGTGCTAAAGAAACCAATTCAATATTTTCTTCTTTTTCCATTTTGTCTAATATTTCTGGTTTATTATAAACCTTACGCATATTGCTACGAATTGGTACAAGCCATGGTTCCATTTTTTCATTTAATGATCCTGGTAAAAATCCATTATCTTCATTAGATACCGTAGGTCTTGTTATAATAATTTTGTTTATTTGTCGTTTAAAAAACATATCTAATGCAATTTGAACTGCTAACAATGTTTTTCCGGAACCGGCTTTACCTAAAATAAAATTAAACGGTGTTTCTATAATTTTAGCTTTTGCAAGTTTTTGTTCTTCTGATAATGTTATTGAAAATTTAATGTCAGTTTTTGGTGGAGTTTTCTCCTTGTTTGATGTTGCCATAATAACCTTAGTTTAAAACTTAAAATAATTTTGTAAGTGTTGTTTCTCGTAACGTCATATCTTTAAGTGTTTCTATTTTTCCTAAACAAGCCTGACGTAATGCTTGAAACGTTTGTTTTGGTGAATGTGGTGTCATTACTTTGACAGTTACTAATTCTTTATCTGGTCCTAGATCTTGTTCAATATGCACCATTAATACCAAACTAACTGCCCGAATACGATCTAATACATCAACCAATCGACCATCATATCGAATTATAACTTGCATTGAATATTTGTTATAAGGTACTGCCATATATCGTTCCTTTAATATAAATATTGAACACAAAAAAAGGGCGACCCTCGGCCGCCCCTTTAATTCTTTAATTCGTTAAATTGTTAATCAAATAAATTAACTAACTATTAAAGAGTGTTCAAACCATGAACGTATACTTTTCCGTAGAATTCCGGACGAACTACTTTCTTC